TTGGAGCGAGGGGAAACTGGTCCAATGGACCTAGAGGCGTTTGACCGTATTATGCTTTCCATTGCTGAACGCGTATTCTGGCAAGCGATCTGCGCTGAAAGGGCAGCTGTAGCCCAAGAGCGCGCCGATCTCCTCGAAGAGGAGGAGATCGGAGCGTCGAGTAGATACAGATGCGCCACGTGCGACCCCTTCCGGGTAGAGTCGCGGCTGCTCAGATATGAGGTCTCCGACTTTCGGCGGTGGGCTCGTGAAGGGGATATCTTGTGAGCCCAGAAGAGACGGAGCGAGCGCTTGCGATTCGGTGGCTTCGGCGCAAAGCCGACGCTTTGCCTGAACACAAAAAGCCCCTGCTCACGTGGGTCGCCGACGAGCTAGAGCGCGGAACTCACGCCGAGAATTACGAAGAGCCGAATTGAGACACCACACGCTGGTCAAACGTTGTCGTACCCGGATGACGCCGCGACAGATCGACTGCTTGAACGCAATACGGGACCACGTGCAAAAGAACCGCTCGTCTCCTAGTTATCGGGAGCTAGCGGACGCACTGGGGCTAGAAAGTCACTCGGATGTCCCCCGCCTAGTGGCCGGACTCGTGAAAGCCGGTGAACTGATGCGCGCTCCAGCAGACCGGAGAGCCTTGCGGTTGACCGGGGCTTGCCCGTGCTGTGGGCGCTTAGCTGCAGACGTCGGCTCTGCACGTGAACATGCAGGGCCGCATACAGTCTTCGAGCGCCTGCGTCTTAGACTTCAAGCACGCATCATAGCACTTCTGGTCGCAAAGGTTGACCGTCGGTCCGTCCGGAGTGACGCAACCGCCGTCGCGGCCGTCAGCTGCAGCGTCCGGCGCACCGTCCGGCGCACCGTCGACGCCCGCGTCATGCCCGCTTCCCCCGCTCCCCCCGCTCCCCCCGCTCCCCCCGCTCCCGGCGTCGGAAGGCTCCGGAGCGCGCTCGAATTCGCTCGAGCTGCAGGACGGAAGGGCGACGAGAAGGGCGACGAGAAGGGCGACGATCCGCATTGTCAGGGGAGTATCAGCACGTTTGGACCGGTTCGCAAGGGGCATCTTCTAGCGTACCCCGTAGGGGTGCCCGACCCTAAGCGCCGCGTTCTCGCCAATAGGCGCCAAGTTATTGCCGTAGTAGCAGCGGTAACCGACGGAGCCCGTGCGGCTGGGCTCACTCGGTGCCGAGTGCGCTTTCCTGACGGAATGGAGATCGAGGCGGATCTTGGTCCGCCGCTTCCTGCGGCCGAGGAAGCTGCTCCGGTGCTCGACCGTGGCGATGCTCCGTCTGACTTGAAAGAGGCGGCCAGAAAGCACGCTCGGCGGCTATACGGGGCTGCGACGGTGCTTCGTCGCGTGGCAGGCGGTACCGAGTGAGCGTCTCTAGAGCGGTTCGATTGATGGTCGTCCCTGCATGGCCGAGGCCTATTAAAGCTAACGGATGGGCCGCGTTCGCGCCGATCGAATACCCGCCGTGGTGCATCCCTGCGGATATGGGAGAGACCCCTACCGAGCGCGACGGCCGGATGCTGTCTGAGGCACTTTCGCTCCTGAGTGGCCACGGATGAGCGGCGCCCCCGTCGATTCGCGGTGGTGGCTCGAGTCTGAGAGGGAGCCTGGCAAGATTGTGACGAGCCTGGTCAAGCGGATCGGGGAGGACGACCGGAAGCGCGCTCACATCCTGCAGCACGCCGCGCGGATGTACGGTGACGACGACGATTCTGAGTTTGGTGGCAGCGACGGCGCAGTTCAGTGGGAAAGCGACACGCTTGCTTGGAACGGGATTAAAAGCATCTGCGACACGCTGCAGAGCGAGGTCGTGGCGAACCGTCCGCGGCCGATGGTGCTCACAAGCGACGGCGATTGGGAGCTTCAGCAGCGATCGGAGAAGATGAGCAAATTCGCGGAAGGCCAGTTCGGCGAATGCCGAATCGACCACGACATCTCGCCATCGTGCGCGCTGGACGCGCTGGTCTTCGGTACGGGTATCGCGCATGTCTTCGCTGAGTTTGGGCGCCTGCAGGTTGAGCGCGTGCACGCGTCTGAACTGTTCGTGGACCGACTGGACGGGCGCGAGCGACGGCCGCTGGCGCTGTATCGGGTAAAGCCGATGGATCGCTACTTGCTGAAAGAGCTCTATCCGAAGTACGCCGACGATATCTTGGTTGCGACGAACAGCGATATGGATTGGTCGCACGTGACGCACTTGAACACCGACAAACTTCTCGTTACTGAGGCGTGGCGCCTGCCCGTCGGGAACATGCCTGGACGTCACGTCATCGCGCTCGACAGGCTCACGCTTCTCGACGAGGAATGGGAGAGCGATTCTTTCCCATTCCCTGTGCTTCGTTGGAAAGAGCGACTTCGCGGATACTGGGGGATGGGTCTCGCAGAAGAGCTCACGGGCAACCAATACGCGCTGAATTCTACGCTAGAGACGATTGACCTGAATCACTACCTGCATGGGAACCTGCGGATCTGGGTAGACGTCGGCTCGAAGGTAACGACGGACCACATCACGAATGGCGTAGGGGATATCGTAAAGTATACGGGTCGCCCCCCGTCGTTCGATACGCCCAACCCGGTCAACCCTGCATTGTATCAATGGGCGGAAACTCTGTGGCATAAGCAGTTTGAGATTACGGGCGTATCGCAGATGTCGGCGATGGGTTCCAAACCGGCGGGGCTCGATTCGGGGAAGGCGTTGCGAATCTACCTCGACACAGGGTCGAAGCGGTTCATTCGCTTTCAGCGGGACTACGAAGAGTTCCACGTAGAGATTGCCAGGCAGATGTTCGCCCTGATGGGGCGCCTCGCGAACGATAACGAGAGCTACGAAGTTGTATACCAGGGTAAAGACGGAATCGAGCGAATCAAGTGGGCTGACGTCCACCTTGAGCGCGACGCGTACAAGGTACAGGTCTTCCCGGTCTCCGCTCTGAGCAACAGCCCCGAAGGGCGGCTTTCTCAGTTGCAAGAGATGTACAATGGCGGCAACGGCGTAATCTCAAAGCAGATGTTCGTCAAGCTCTTGAATTTCCCCGACCTCGAGAGCGACGACTACTCGACGACGGCGCCGCTCGACCTCGCGGAGAAGATTGTCTTTCAGATGCTCTCCCTCGGGAAAAGTGTCTCCCCTGAGCCGTTTTTTGACCTCGCGCTGCATATCAAGGTCGCGGGCGCTTGCTACCAGCGCGCCATGGTCAAGGGGGCGAAGGAAGGGCGGCTCGAGCTGCTCCGCGAGTATATCGAAAGCTGCCAGGCGCTTCTCTCGCCTCCTTCGCCAGCTGGCGCGCCCCCAGGGGCAGTGCCTGGAATATCCCCACCTGGTGGGCTAGCCCCGCCACCCTCTGACCCTTCCGGCGCAGATGCTAGCGCGCCAATGACGCCGCAACCCGCGGACTTGAAAGAACTACCATGGCCCAGGCAGTAGCAACGATTATCGTATCTGTTCCGCCCAACTATGTGATCCCCGGTGTTGGGATCGGTCAATCTATCCAGATTACCGCGAACGGGGTGATTACGGGCTTCAATCCGAACGAGAATACCGTGACTGTTCAAGTCACATACGACGCGGACCTAAACGTGGTGGCTCCCGTGACCGTACCGGTAGAGCCGCAGGGCGTAGGCGCGGGGGGTGGAGTGTGAGCGCCAAGGATCCGTCGGCAGCGGTGGGCGACACAACGCGTTTCGATTATTGGTACGCTTACAGAGGCGCCCGCGACGAATTGCTTCAATGTGCAAAGGTGGCAGCCCTCATGGAGACTCGGCAGAATATCGACGGAACGAAGGTCGCGTTGCAGGTGAGCCGAATTCGGCTTGTGGAGGCGTCCTCCGCGTACGTCTCCGCTTCGAAAGCCCTCGAGAGCTTTGACGGGGTTGCCAAGTGAGCGACGCTGTCGATGTCGCCGTTGAGGCGTCGCCCGTCGCGGAGCCGCAGGGCGAGCCTACCCCGGTCGAGAAGATGGAGGCGCGAATCGCCGAGCTCTCTGCGGAGGAGGGCGCGGGGGATAATCCTGGCGAGGCGTCGCCGGCGAAGGCGAAGGAGCTTACCCCTGAGCAGGAAGAGTCTGAGCGGCTGACCAAGGGTCAGAAGTTTCTCGCGAAGACTCATGCTCAGAAGTTGCGTTTGAAGGCGGATCGCGAAGAGTTCAACGCGAACAAGCGCGCTTTCGACGCTCAGGTGGGCGGGTTCACGGAAAAGCTCAAAGCCTCTGATGCGCTCGAACGGCTTCGGGTTCTCGCGGGGACGGACCCTATCGCAGCGCTCGAAGAGCTGGGAATCGACTACGCCGACGTAACGCGACGCGTGCTGTCGAAAGATACGCCAGAGGGAGATCGCCAGATCGCGGTCAAGGAAGCGAAGCTCGCTGCTTCGGAGGAAGTAAAGGCACTCCGTGCGGAGCTCGAGGCGGAGCGAGCCCAGGCTAGATACGCGCAAGCGTTCTCTTCGTTTATGTCGACAATCACGCCAGACTCGACGCCAGAGGCGTCGATATTGCTCAAGTCTGAAGGGCAGGCGCACATCAAGGCAGTTGCGGAGGAGATTGACGCTAAGCTTACTGAGCGCCAGCAAAAGACCGGGCAGAAATATTCGGTCGAAGACATCACGGATTATCTTGAACAGCACGCGAAAGTGGTGAACACTAAGCGTCGCGAGGCTTACGGCCTCGTCCCCGGAGCGGAAACCGGTCTCGAGAAGCGAGCAACCCCGTCGGCCCTTAGAGGCCAAGCGCGAACGCTAACCAATCGCAGCGCGGCGGAAACCTCTCGCGGGACAGATGATCTGTCCGACGAGGACCGCGAAAGCGCGGCGAAAAGCATTCTGCGCACGCTGTCAAAGCGTTGAGCAGGTAACGCCTTTGGCCTCGTGCGCCGAGCACGGGGTTTCTCATGGCGGTAGGCTCGAACGATACAGTCGCAACACTCTCTGCAGCGCTCAAGACGCTGTGGCCGCAGAAAAAGATTCAGACCATCCTTTATAAGGATGCTCCCTTTCTTGGGTTGATTCCCAAGATGACCAAGTTTACAGGCAATAACCTCGTTCTCGCGACGCGCTACAGCGGCCAACAGGGCCGATCTAGCAAGTTTGCTACAGCGCAGGCTAACCGCGCGAACGCCGCCCAGGTTGCGTTTACCCTGACTCGTGTTCAGGATTACGCGGTTGGAGGCATGACCGGAGAAGCCGTCGAGGCGGCGCTTGGCAGTGAGGGTAGCCTCATCGACGGGATGAATCAAGAGATGGACACCTCCATGGTGGCTATCAAGCGAAGCATTTGTCAGGCGCTTTACGGCAACGGCGGCGGTAGCATCGGGCAGATCTCTACGCTCGTCGGCTCCGTTGTTACTCTCGTAAACCGCACCGATATCGTCAATTGGGAGATCAACACCAAGTTTGAAGCGTCTACCGCGGACGGTACGTCCGGAGCCCGTAAGGGTGTTCCCGACCAGGCGACGGTGACGAATATCGATCGGGACGCTGGCGCGATCACTTTCTCTGGCGCAATCACTGGTCTCGCAGTTGCTGACTTCCTGTTTATTCAGGATGACTTCGGGATCAAAATGTCGGGGCTCGCTGCTTGGCTTCCGCAGACTCCTCCAACCTCTACGCTCTTTTTCGGCGTTGACCGTACCCCCGATCTGACTCGCCTCGGTGGGATTCGATTCGCGGCGACTGCAGGCGCTCCGATCGAAGAGACCCTTCAGCTCGCTCTTGCTCGATTCTTTGAGCACGGCGCGCTTATTGACCATGTATTCATGAATCCGGTCGACCTCAATAAGCTCACTACCTCGATGGGTTCGAAGAGCCTCTACGAAATGGTCAAGGCTCCGGAAACTGTGACCATCGGCTATAAGGCCGTTACCGTAATTGGGCCTGGAGGCGAGGTCAAGGTTTTCGCCGATCCCAGTTGCCCCGCGGGCAAAGCTTTCGCCCTTACCATGGATACTTGGAAGCTGTATTCTCTCGGGGACGCGCCGCACCTTTTGAACCGCGACGGGCTCTCCGTTCGCGCGGAAGCGACCGCGGACGCCTACCAGTGGCGTCTCGGGCTTTACGGTCAGGTTGGATGCGTCGCGCCGGGCTACAATGGCGTGATTACGCTCTGAAGGGAGAACACCATGGCTGGCGGATTGGACGGCAGGGCAGCATATCGAGATGCAACGCATCGGGCGCGCGGCATCGTCTATATCGACGGGTATTTCCTCCCGAACGGGGCAGGCGCTCCCACTTTCACTCCACAGGGTACGTCGGCCGGAGCCCCCGGGGGATTCGGCCATGGCGTGCTGTCTATCGCTCGAACGGGCGTAGGCACGTACGTGCTGACCCTGGCGGATGCGCATCCCTACCTGATCTGGTGGGACTTTCAGATCATGCAAAACACGGCGGTTGCTTCAATGGTCGTCGTGAACAGTGAGACCGTGAACGGTGCGAAGCAGATCGCGTTTACGGTGATGACGGAGACTGCAGGGACGTTCGCTGCCGCAGATATCGCTGCAAACGCAAGCAACCGAATCTGCTTCAAGCTGGAGCTGCAGGCGGTTACGGTGCAACGGTGAGCGGCAAGGGCGGGCTTCTCGCGATCGACATCGGGACGGGAAAGGCGCGCAAGCGTATGCCTTCCACGGAAGAGATCGACCTTGACGAGGAAGGTGAAGACGATTCGGCCCCTACAGACGACGAGATCGACCAAGCTCAGAGCTTGATCGATGCCATCGAAGCGAAGGACGCGGCTGGAGTAGTCGTGGCATTCAAGGCACTGGACGCAGTGTGTGAATCTGGAATGAAGGAGTAGCGGATGCCACGTATCGTTGCGCGGTCGACTCTGAACACCAGGATCAGGCGAAGGGCGAACATGGAGAACTCACTGTTCGTCACTGACCCGGAGATCAACGAGATGATCGATGAGGCTGCTGCGCAACTTTACGACAAATATGTTATCGGCCGTGGCCAGGAATACTACCGGTCGAGCGTCGACATCCCGCTGGTCAACGGGCAAAACCTATACGACTTGCCTACCGACTTTTATAAGCCTGTAGAGGTAATGACGCAACAGAATGGCATCTGGATGGTTATGGCCCCGTTCGAAGATCATGACATCGATGTTCTTCTAAACCAGAAAGCTTACGGAATCGTACAGTACTACTACCGCCTTACTGGGCAGCAGACTAGCGCAACGCTGGTCAATCCAAAGACACAGATCGAGATCCTTCCGGTACCCGGTACGCCATGGACTGTGCGCGTTTACTATGTTCCCGTGGTGTCCGGATACGTGACCCTGGGGGACGTAAACTACGATTGCCAGAACGGGTGGGAGGACTTTATAGTCTGGGAATGCGTCTCTCAGATAAAAGACAAGGGTGAAGAGGACACATCCTTCGCTCAAAACCAGCGAGAGCGCGCGGAGCAGCGGATCGCAAGCCTCGTGAATCGGGACGCTGGGAACCCTGACAAAGTCATCGACACTAAGCGCTCGCGCATCGGTATCGTAGACGACGGATTCTTCGGTTTATGGCGAGCATCCGCAGGGGTCGCACGGGGAACGCCGACGTTGACCAGGTGATCACCGACATGCAGTCGGATACGTCGCGCTCTGTCGGCGGCAACCCGATCTCCGTTCAAACGGTAGTTCCGGCCGTGGTCTGCACTGTTGGCGTAAACGCCACGGTAAAGCACAAGCTCAACAGGGTGCCGAATAGCATCTTCGCGATGTTCCCCACGATCGGTGCGGCGCGATTCTCCGTGGTCGCAGCTGACAGGTCGACGGTTACAATTCTTCCAGAAACGACGTTTACGAGCTCGTTTCTGGTGGGGATCTTCTTATGCCTCCCCTTGAAACACAGTTTTTGGAGGTCCCGCTCCGCGGCGGAGTGCAGGAATATGTTGACGCCCGCGTGTTGCAGCCTGGCCAGGGGCTCGTTACAGCGCAGAACGCCGTCTTTCAGTACCAGGGCAGCGTTCGGCATCGACAGGGCTATGGAGACCTCGGCAACAGCGCTCAGGGCGGCGGCATTATCACTACCCCCCGTTGGCTAGGTACCGTTCGTGACGAGATCCTTACTATTACCGGAAACTTGTCAACGGGAATGTTGGACGTATTCTCCTATCTGACTCCTTTTTCTACTTGGGCGGATCGCGGTCCTGTCCCGGCGGTAACGCTGCGCCGTATTCCCTTCGCAAGGCCTGCGGTGGATTGCGCAAAACAGGGGTTCGCCCACGTGCTCCCCTCCGCCAACGGAATCACGACCTGCGTTTGGTCGACGCAGGATCCTGCCCTCGGCTCGAAGATGCTGACGCGCGCGTCTGTCTCGAGCGCGATTGCGATGGACGACGCTTCGGGCCCGAACACCGACGTCACACCCGTCGCTGCCGCAGTGACAGGCAACATCGTCACTCAGGTCTACAACAGCGGCACAAGTCTTATGATGTCTACATTCGACTCTTCGACGCAATCCACTGTCGCGCTTACGACGATTGTGATCGCCACGGCTTCGCGTTCGTTTATCTTTGATATCTGCTACCTCGACTCGAGCCATGTGATGGTCGTCTGGTCGGACCCGTCGACGCCGACGACGATTCGCGTTCAAGCCTATCTCGTCACTGCCTCAGCTATCACGCCGACGCAGGCTCGTGATATCACCGTGGTTGCTGGAGTTACCGCTCTCGCGTGCAATTACGACCCCCCATCGAAGTACAATGGCGTAATCTGGGCTACCTCTTCCGGGGGGTTTGCAGGCACAAACAGCATCTACGCGCGCGTGTGTTTCGACGTAGGGCTTTCGGTCATCGTGGCGCCTGCTCTTGTCCAGGCGGGCGTAACGAACGTCCTGGGCCTAGGGATCGGGTTCAACGTTGTTTCTGGGGCGGTTTGCGTTGTAGAAGCGGACGCGCCCGCCGCGGGGTCGCATGGCTGTTTCACGACGATTCTGAACCCGGCAACGGGCGCCGTTGTGAGCGGACCTGCGAAGCTGTACCATGCACAGATCGTCACTAAGCCGTGGGTCTACGCGGGAACGGTATACTGTTGCGTGCGAGAAGGGATCTCCGACCCTACCCCGGGCTTCGTTTCTTCAGCTGTTGGTCCTGTTTGTGTGATGGCGCTTACCGCCGGCGGATACAACGTGGCGAAGTGGCATCTTCAGGGCGCATGTGCCTCGCGCGATGCGATGAATCAAAACACTATTACCGCGATTCAGTCGTGGCCTCGCCCCCCCGTGCTCGCGCTCCCCTCGGATGCGAAAACGTTCACCACGGCGATACCCTGCCTAAACTTTGCCTCGGCAATCTCGACCGTGTCGACCACTGGGCTGATCTACGTCGGCGGGGC